TGGTACTCCACCTATCCGTGTGCGGTTTTACGCCCCACGGAGTGGAAGTAGCAAAGGTAGTGTTATCGATGTGACTGATCGTACATATTCAATTCAATACATCCAAACGTTGTGACACCGTCACACAGCGCAGTACGGAAGACCATTCCGTGCACCTATCATCGTAGGAACCTGTCTCCACGAATATAATGATTGTAAAACTCTCGTCCGGGTAACCGGGACGCCAGTTCATTATATTGTTATGTTCAGATTCAGCACCACGAAGGGTAGAGATGCACATCCTGGTCAGGGTACACTGTCGCTGCCGACACGTTCGTCGGAAGTAAGACCGGACGCTACCAACCCGAATCAGGATCAAACTCAAGATTCTCCTCGTACAGACGCCAGCTAGCTGGTTTCCGCTCGTCGAGTATCTCTTGTCTGATTCCAATTGGGTTGGCGCGGAGGTAGGGTTTCACAGAAACAGCCTTTGTGAGTGTCTTGACGTTAATGGCTCGTGGCAACTGTCCATCAGCAGCAGCTTTTGCCCAGCTACGTGCATTACGTCTTAACACCCTCGTTCTACTATCAGTCTTGATGCGATCGTCGTCTTTGTCCGACTTCGCACGCTTGAAAGCACGGACATCAGATAGGTAAACATCGTAACAGAGTGCGGAATATGTCAATGACGTATTACGTTCCTCCAGTTCCGTTGGATAACCATAAATGATGTGCGGCTCCAGGCGTTTCATGACTTCCCGATGAACGATCCATGATGCTTCAACAGTCACTTTTCCCACAGGATACTTCGGTTTACCCGAGGCATTTTTTGGGCACTCAAGAAGCCTAGCGGCAACCATAAGGTTATGGACAGATGGATAGTAGCGATACTCTCTATCATGTCTTTCACCAAACGGTCGCTCGCCGGGACAAATGAGGGGCGGCAATCCTACGCCACCAAGTGATTCTGGAACGAACCATGGAACTCGGCTGTCCTTGAGAACAGCATCATGGTGACCGATAAACTTCCGCATCAACCGATGGCGGAAGGGTTCGGGCGCACGAGATATCAATTCACGACACCTGGCTCCAAGTGTGATATGATCGTCGGCAATAGCATCTTTCCCAACTCTCTCTCCAGACCTTTTAAGTCCAAAGAGCAAGCCAAGATTGACATATTCCGTCATTCAAACCACACCTTCTTCCAGGCGTCCAATCGATCTCCCGG